GGCCGTGTCCGGTGTCGTGGCGGTCGGGCTGGCCGTGGGCACGCTGAAGTTGGCGATGTCCGGTGTTGGGGACGCGGTCACGGCCGCCCTTGACCCGTCGGACCCGAAAGCGTACGCGGCGGCCCTGAAGGCGCTCAGCCCGAATGCACGCGCGTTCGTACAGGAGATCCACAAGGCTCAACCCGCCCTCGCCGCGATCAAAAAGAGCGTGCAGGACAAGGTGTTCGCCGGGCTCGACAAACAACTCGCGAGCACCAGCAAAGCCGCACTGCCTGACTTCCGCCGCGCCCTCAACAGCACCTCCACCACGCTCAACACGATGGGCAAGAGTGTTTTCACCGCCGTCCGTGGCCTCGCCAAGGACGGCTACCTCGGCCGCGTCCTCAACAGCGCCTCGGCCGGCCTCCGGTCGTTCTCCAAGGCGCCCGGCCAGGTCGTCACCGCGCTCGGCCAGATTGCCACCGCTGCGGCGCCCGCATTCGCCCGGCTGTCGAAGGCCGGAGGATCCGCGCTGGACCGCCTCTCCAAGAAGATCACCACGTCGTTCGAGTCGGGCGGCATGGAACTGGCGATCGAGCAGGCCATCGACCTGATTGGGCAGCTCGGGACCGTCCTGGGGAACGTCGGGAAGATCTTCGGTGCCGTGTTCGGTGCGGCGCAGTCGCAGGGCGGCGGCATGCTCGGCGTGCTGGAGTCGGTCACGTCGGAGATCGCCCGCATCGCCAAGACGGACGGGGTGCAGGACGCGCTCAAGTCGCTCTTCTCCGTCATGTCGACGCTCGGCTCGGCGGCGGCGTCGCTGCTTGGGCAGGCCCTCCAGGCCGTTGCTCCCGTCCTGGTGGCGCTTCGCCCGCCGGTCGAGACGCTGATCAAGGCGCTCAGCGCCGGGCTCTCCCCTGTGATCAAGGCGCTCGGACCTGTCCTTAAATCAGCCGCTATCGCCATTGGTTCACTAGTAGTCGCCTTTGCGCCGCTTTTGACCGTGGCCGGTCAGCTGATCGCGGCGACCCTGCCGCTACTGACACCCCTTTTTGATGCGCTAAGTACCGTTTTCGCCGCCTTGACCCCTGTGATCGAGCAGGTAGGCGACACCCTCCAGGACACGCTCACCCCGATCCTGGCCGCACTGCCCGGCATCATCACCCCGCTCGCCGATCTCTTTGCCCTCCAACTGAGCGCCGGGATCCAGCTGTTCGGCGCCCTGCTGACCGGTCTGAGTCCCAGCCTCGTATCCCTTGGCGAGGCGTTCGGGGAACTCTTGGTCGCGCTGACCCCGCTGATCGAGGCATGGGCCGAAATGCAGACCCTGCTCCTGACCCAGCTGATGCCCCTGATCACCCCGCTGATCGAGCTGGTCGGGAAACTCGCCGCGTTCTTCGCCGATGACCTGGCCCGCACCATCACCGACGTGGTCGTCCCCGCACTCCAGACGCTCACCGCGATCCTGAACGGGGACGTCAACGGGGCTATCGACGCAGCGAAACGAACATTCGACGGATTCGTCTCAACGACTGTTGCCAGGTTCACCGAACTGCCGGAGAAGACCGCCGCGGCCCTCGCCCCGATGGTCGTGAAACTGCGGGGAAAGATCAACGAGGCCGGGGCCGCGATGTCTCAGGCGATCGTCGAGAAACGCCAAGACGTCCTGGCGAAGATCGCCGAACTCCCCGGCCGGGCCCGCGCCGCACTCGGCGACCTCCGGAACTACCTCGTGAGCGCTGGCGTCTCGCTCGTGGCCGGATTCATCTCAGGCATTCAGTCGAAAATCCCGTCCGTGCAGGGCGTCCTCAGCTCCCTCACGAACAAGATCCCCGATTGGAAGGGCCCGAAGCGCAAGGACGCCACGCTGCTGACCCCGGCGGGCAAGACCATCATCAAGGGCCTCGTGGCCGGCATCGACGCGGCCACGGCCTCCCTGAAGACGAAACTGGGCTCCGTCACCACGCTCATCGAGCGGGCGATCACCACCAACAAGGGCAACCGCAAGAAGGTCTCCGGGCTGTCCTCCCTGCTCACCCTGGTGGAGAAGGACAACAAGGCGCTCCTGGCCCTTGCCGCGCAGCGCGACACCGCAGCCACCAAGCTCAAGGCCGCACAAACCAAACTCGCCGACGCCATCAACGACCGATCGGCCGCCGCCGCACAGATCAAAAACGGCATCATCGGCGACGCGAACATCACCACCGGCAACAACGTCGTGAACAGCGTCTCGGCGATCACGATCGGGCTCCAGCAGGCTGCGCTCAAGGCCAAGCAATTCGCAGTGAACCTGTCCAAGCTCAAGCAAGCCGGGCTCCGTACGGATCTTCTCGACGACATCTCCTCGGCCGGTCTCGATGGTGGCGCGGCTACGGCTGCGGCGCTGGCGAAGGCGACCCCGGCAGAACTGAAGAAGATCAATAGCCTTCAGGCGTCGCTCGTGAGCAGCGCCGGGGCGTCCGGGAGCACGGTGGCCGGCGCGATGTACGACGCCGGTATCAAGGCTGCGTCCGGTCTCGTGGAAGGGCTGAAGAAGAGCCAGCCCACAATCGAGCGGGCGATGGAGAAGATCGCGACCGCGATGGTCAAGGCGATCCGGAAGAAGCTCGACATCCACTCCCCGTCCCGGGTCGCCCGCACAATCGGTGAGCAGTTCATGGAGGGCATGCCGGTCGGATTCGAGGCGATGCGGGCGAGGGTCACGGCCTCGGCTGCGTCCGTGGCCGGCGCCGCTGCCCGCGCCGCTTCCACCGTCGCGACGGTGTCGTCAAACATTCCCGCACCGGGCCAGCTCACCGCCGCGTACGCAGGCACGGCCGCCGGGACGACGAACAACACGTTCAACCTCTACCAGTCCGAGGCATCCCCGGACGGCATCCTCCGCGCCCTGTCCTGGCAGGGCCTCATCGGACGGAAGGGACGCTGATGGTGCAGCAGCGCATGGGCCGTATCCAGTGGGGCGACCTCCAGTTCGGACCCGGCAGCCGCTACCACGTCACCGCGGTGAACGGCCTCGATGACCTCCCCGAAATCCGGGCCGAGGACCTCAACCGCCCGGACCAGCACGGCGACTACACCGGCCCCGACACCACCAACGCCCGCATCATCCAGCTCGGGTTGGGACTGCGCGGGGACACCCCGGACGACCTGAGGGCGCTCACCCTCGCCCTGCGCGCGGCCACGCAGCCGCAGCGACAGCCCGCCCCGTTGCAGTTCCTCGACCAGGACATGTTGGTGTACGGCAAGGTTCGGCAGCGCAGCATTCCGTACGACGCCGAGAACCTCTGGTCGACGGGCACGGCCGCGCTGGAGCTGTACTGCGCCGACCCGTACCTGTACAGCCTGGAGGAGTACACCGCGACCACGACCGCATACTCCCCGGCCGCCGGACGCACGTACCCGATGGTGCACCCCCGCAACTACGGCGACGCCGGAACGTCCGGCCGCCTCACCGCCACGAACAGCGGAGCCAGCCCCGCGTTTCCCGTGCTCCGCATCGACGGGCCCGTCGCGAACCCGGCAATCGAGCAGGTCACCACCGGCGGTTCCATCACCCTCGACGGCACATTGCAGCCCGGCGAGTACCTCATCATCGACACCCGCACCCGGGCCGTGCTTCTTCAGGGATCCAGCCCCCGCCGGCAGTGGGTGCGCGCCGGTTCCGTGTGGCCACTCCTCATCCCCGGCTCCAACACCATCGCGTACCGCGGCACCGCCCTACCCGGGGCGCCCGGACAGTCATCCCTGCTCACCGTCACATGGCGCGACACGAGCCTGTAAGAAAGGACCCGCCCACCATGGCACTGATCAATCCCCCGGCGTGGATGCAGGCAGGCTCATACCCCGCCCGCACAGACCGCCTCGTCGTCTCGTCCCTGCTCGCCTACCCCGGTTTCCTCGTCGACGAGGCGACCCCGATGCGGGTCCGGCAGGGCGTCAAGCCCTCCTACATCAACCAGCAGCTCAAGGTGCGGGCGGCGGCCACCCCGAACATGACCGTGATCGTCAGCGGGGGGTTTGCGTACATCGACCAGCACGACGCAGGCGGGCAGGGCACCTACGTCTGCGCCAACGACGGCGACGTCACCCTCACCATCCAGCCCGCGGGCGGCGCAGGCCAGTACCGGAAGGACTGCGTCGTCGCATCGGTGTACGACGCCGAGACCGCAGGGACCGTGTCGGAATGGCGACTGGAGGTGATCCAGGGACCGTACGCGGCGACGGCCGGCACGACGGTCCGGGGGACGCTCCCGCCGAACGCGCAGGTACTGGCCGATGTGACGCTGGGCCCGTCGCAGACATCGGTATCCGCAGCGAACATCCTGGACGTCCGGTCCTACTCGGTAGCGTCCGGCGGAATCGTGCCGGTGTCGTCGGCTGCGCTCCCGAACCGCCCGCACCCCGGCCAGATCCACTACGTCACCGATCAGGATCGGTTCCAGTACGGGACGAGTGCCGGTGGGGTCGGCACGATCTACCCGAACCAGCGTCAGCAGAGCGGCAGCGTCTCTTTTACGTGGTCGGCGGGCACAGCCGGGTCCTGGTTGCAGACGGCGGTGACGTTCCCGCAGGCATTCTCTGTGACCCCGACGGTGCATCTCACACCGCAGGCCAACGCCCCGGCCGTGGGCGGTAACACGGTCATCATGTCCCAGGTCACCGCCGTGACGACCACCGGGTTCACCGCCTGCGCGTACCGCTCAACAGCGTTCACGGGGCAGCCGTTCGGATGGACGGCATTCCAGTGACCTCACCAGCAGCGCAGTCCCTCATGGGGTCGGATCTCTCACTCGCGTCCCTCAGCCAGGCCGCGCCCGAGCACACGTACACGTACCTGTTCTGCGACCTCATGACGGACACCGTCATCGCGGAACTCCCCCTCGCCGATGTCACGTACTCCACCGAGCTCAACGGCATCGGCACTCTCACCGCGACGGTTCCGTACAACGACGAGACGGCACCTCTCGACCCGGAGACCGCGACGACACCGGGCCGTACCGCGATCTACGTGGACCGTGACGGCGTCATCGTGTGGGGCGGCATCATCTGGACCCGCCAGCCGTCCTCGCAGGTTTCCAAGCAGATCCAGGCCGCCGAATTCCTGTCCTACTACCAGCACCGCTACATCAAGAAGACGTTGTCGACGGACCCGTCCGCGGTCCTGAACCCGGCGTACGTGCCCGACGGGCAGCGCCTCTACGCCGAGCAGAAATTCATGGCGTGGTCGCTCCTCAACTACGCCCACGCACAGCCCTACGGCACCGTAGGAATCGTCACCGCAGACCTCACCGGCTCACCCACCGGCGTCAACCGGCAGGCCACGTACTACGGGTTCGAACGCCCGGAGATCTACAAATCCCTGGCCGAGCTCGCCGCGTCCGACGACGGATTCGACTTCGGCGTTGACGTCGGATGGACACCCGCCGCGAACAACAACCCGCCCACCCGCTACCGCCGCGCCCGCTTCTGGTACCCCCGCCGAGGCCGCGACGCGGACTCCTCCGGCCTCGTGTTCGTGAAGGGCGGACCGGGCTCGAACATCCTGGAGTACGACTGGCCCGAGGACGGCACAGCCACCGCGACGGAGGTCTCCGCGCTCGGCGCCGGCACGGGCGAGGCCAAGGTCAGCGCGGTCGTGCAGGCGCCGGACCTGTTGGCGGCGGGGTGGCCGCTGCTGGAAACGGTCACGTCGTATGACGCGGTCATCGAGCAGACGCAGATCACGGGCCTGGCCTCGGCCGAGCTGACCGCCCGCGCGGGCGCGCAGACCAACCCGACGTTCACGGTGACGGCCGACGATGACCCGGCGTTCGGCAGCTACAGCGTCGGGGATGAGGCCGAGTTCATCATCGGCCCGGAGCCGATCAGTCCGGCCGGCCGGTCCGGGGTGCTGCGCATCATCCGTATCGAGAACACGGCCGCGCGTGGTCCGGAGCGTGTCCGTCTGACCTGTGTGGGGGCGTGAGATGGCGCAGCAGCCGGGTACGCCGAACTTCCTGGAGCGTCTGTCCGTGCTGGAGGAGCAGGTGGCAACACTCCGCCGGACGGGGTGGGAGCGGGACGAGGTGCCGTTCTACCCGACGACGTGGAAGGGCATGCCGTACGAGGACTCCACCACGTTCGCGACGGTGTGGGAAACGATCATCAGCCCGCGCACGGCCACCCTCTCGATGGGCATCGTCGCGATCGGCGACCAGGTCAGCGCGGTGAACACCGGCGGGCAGTGGCAGGTCTTCATCGGCGGCTCGACCGTCGCCATGTCCGGCTCAATCCCCGCCACATTCAGCTACCAGTTCGGGACGGGCGTCATCAGCCTCGCCCCGTACCAGAACCTGACCGAACTCAAGATCGAAATCCAGGCCAGGCGCACCAGCGGCGCCACCACCGGCGGGAAATTCGGTGCGGGCGGCTCGGTCGGAGTCGCACCTCGCTACGTCCGACAGCTCTGAAAGGAACCGACGTTGAAGCTCATCACCCGGGCCGCGCTCGGCTGGCCCGCATCCGCCGCCCCGAGGCAGGCGACAACCAAGGGCGTGAAGGTCCACTACGAGGGGACCGCCGTCAGCACCCGCCTGCTCACTGACCACGACGCATGTCTCCAGCAGTGGAAGGACATCCGGGCAAGCCACCTCGCGAACAAGGCCGAGAACTACTCCGACGTGGCGTACAACTACGCGGCCTGCCCGCACGGCTATCTGCTGGAGGGGCGCGGCATCGGCCGCCGCACCGGGGCGAACGGTAACCAGCCGTTGAACATCGCCCATTACGCCATCGTCGGCCTGGTCGGCAGCGAAGGGCTCACCCAGCCCACCGACGCGATGCTGTCCGCGATCCGCGACGGCATTGACCTGCTCCGCAAGAACGGCGCAGGTACCGAGATCAAGGGCCACCGCGACGGATACGCCACGGCGTGCCCCGGCGGCCCGCTGTACGCGTGGGTGCAGAAGGGGGCACCTCGCCCTGCTACTGCGCCTGCCCCTACCCCGCCCAAGGAGGACCCCTTGCCCACGCCTGCCGATCTCTGGAACGCAGACATCGTTCCGGCTGCCGCACCGCCGTACGGCAACAGCGACTACGCCAAGAACAAGAAGTGGACCGCGTCCTACGCCCTCGGCTCGGCCGTCCTCACCGGCCGCCGCACGGAAGCGAAGATCGACGCACTGACCAAGCAATTTGCCGCGCAGTCCGCCGCGATCAAGACGCTCGCCGGACTCGTCGGCAAGGGCGTCGACACTGCGGCAGTCGTCGCCGCTGTCGAGGCTGCCGCTACGAAGGCCGTCGAGCGGACCATCCAGGACGCCGTCATCGACGTCAACATCAACACCACCCCGGAGGGCTGACCCATGGCTGCACCCATCGAAACCAAGGTCAAGGCGAGCACGACCGTAACGTTCCTCGTCGGCCTGGCCGTCGCCGTCCTCAACGACGTGCAGGCGGACGCGTCGCTGCTCGGCTCCCTGCCGGCGTGGCTACAGGCCCCGGTGCTCGCCCTGGTCCCGGCCGGGCTGGCGTTCCTTGCCGGGTACCGGGCGCGGCACACACCGCGCGACACCGCCGACCCGCTCGCCTGATCACCCCTCGCACCAGGAGGCATGCACGTGGACGCTGCGACGCTCGGCGCGGTCGGCGTAATCGTCGTCGGGCTCGCAACGGCCGCGGGCGCATGGATCGGAAAGCGCGGCGAGAACCGGATCGCCCAGTCCGGTGCCGTGCTCGGCGGCTACTCCACTCTGGTGGACAACCTGCAAGAGGAGCGGGACAAGGTGCGGGCGCAGCTCGCCGAGAACGAGTCCCGTCTCTCAGCTGCCTACGCCGAACTGGCCGGTGAGCGCGCGGGCAAGGCCGAGCTGCTCGCTCAGATCACCGCGCTGACTACCGAGAACGCCCGGTTGCACGCCCGTATTGCCGAGCTTGGAGGGACCCCGTTGTGATGCACCGCAGTCCGAATGTTCTCGCCCGTCGGTGGCGCCAATTCGCGCTGGCCGGTGTTCTGCTGGTGCTGTCCGGAGCCGTGTTCCTGGTGTGGCTCCGGATCACGGCCGAGGCGCAGCGCACCCAGCAGGTGGCGGCCGAGGCGGACCGCAGGGGGGATGCGGTGAGCACCCTGGCCGGGGACGTACGGACGCTGCGTGCGCAGATCCAGGCGAAAGGCGGCACCCCGGCAGCACCGGATCCGGGCGACGCGGTGGAGGATCTCCCGGACCGTGCTGAGGTGCCGGTGCCGATCCCTGGCCCGCCGGGGCCGAAGGGCGAGCGGGGTGAGCAGGGCGACCGCGGCGCGGCTGGTGCTGCAGCAACCCCGACCCCGGGCCCGTCGGGTGCGTCCGGGCTGGACGGCGCTGCAGGCGTACCGGGTGCGGCTGGCCCCGTCGGCCCGGTCGGCCCGGCTGGACCGCAGGGCGAGCAGGGACCAGCCGGTGCCCCCGGGCCCGCGGGCAAGGACGGCACGAACGGTGCCGACGGGAAGGACGGCAGCAACGGCCAGACGTGCCCCACTGGGTACAGCCTTCGGCCACCGCCGGGGGATCCGGATGGGCTGATGTGCCGGCGCGACGTTCCGACCGCACCCGACCCGGCGTCGACAACGACCGTACTCGGTCTGCCTGTCGACCGCCGCCGCACCTGACCTGCCGTTTCCCGGCGCCGGGAAACGGCTCATCACTTTCGAGGCGCCGCGAGAGTGAAAACGCTTGTCACCTTGCGGATGCCCGCAAAGCGATCGCCCCCTGTCCCGGCTTCGGCCGGTGGCAGGGGGCGCTTTTGTCGTGTCCGGGATGCGCGAAGGCCCCACCGTCGCGGGGAGGGTGGGGCCTTCGAAGTACCAACGCCGGTGAGGACGGGTACCGTTCCAGATGTCGAGTCAGGAACGGAGACCAGTATGCACGCTCTTCCGCACGACCACACCGGCGCACGCATCAAGCGGCTGCGCCTCGAACGCCACCTCACCCAACGGGCCCTGTGCGAGCTGTCGCAGGTGCCGTACTCCACCCTCACGAAAACCGAGCAGGGCACCCTGCCCGCGTCCCCGCACGTCATCGCATCCGTCGCCCGCGCCCTGCGCGTCGAGGTCGCCACCGTGACCGGGCAGCCGTACGTCACCGAGCTGCGCGCCGATGAGCTGGACATACTGATTCAGCCAATCCGCGAGGCCCTGGACGTGTACGACCTCGGCCCCGATGAGGACATCACGCCCCGCCCGCAGCAGCTGCTGCACGACGACGCCGAGGCGCTCCTGATCGCGGTCCGCGCGGGCGACATCAAGAAGGTCGCGGGCCAGCTGCCGGGCCTCCTCATCGAGGCGACGACCGCAGCGCACCTTGCCGACAGCACGGAGGGGTGGCTACTCCTCGCCTCCTTCTCCCGCACCGCGTACGACGTCGCATCGAAGCTCGGCTACCCCGACCTCGCGACGATCGCCCTGTCCCGCATGGAGTGGGCAGCGCAGCGCGGCTCCGGTGCGGTCGTCGGCGGCATGTACCGGTACATGCGCGCCCTCACCTACCTCCGCGCCGGGCAGTACCGCACCGGTGACCGGCTCATCCGTATGGGGCTGGGGATCCTGGAGCAGGCCGACCCGGGCCGGGAACGCGACGTGCTGACCGGGCAACTCCACCTCGGCGCAGCCGTGATGGCGGGGCGGGCGCAGAACGGGGACGCGGCCGAGGACCACCTGACCGAAGCTGGCCGCATTGCCGCGACAACCGGTGACGCCTCGGATGTTCACTGGCTGAGTTTCGGGCCGACGAACGTTGCTGTCCACCGGGTCAGCGTGCTGGCCGAGCTCGACGAGTACGGGGCGGCGGCCGAGGCCGGGCGTGCGATCACGATGCCGAAGTCGTGGCCGGCGTCTCGGCGGTCGCATCACTTCGCCGAGCTGGCCCGTGCGCAGATGTGGACCGGATCTCTCGACGACGCGTTTGCGAATCTGCTGCGCGCGCGGAAGGCTGCGCCGCAGCAGGCGCGGTATCACCAGACGGTGCGGGAGACGTACGCGGGGCTGGAGGCTGCGAAGCGCCAGCTCCCGGACAGCTTCCTGTCGTACGGGTCGTGGCTGTCCGCGTAACCCTGGGTGAATCGTTGGCCCCAACTACCATCATCTGGTGGTAGTTGGGGCCTTTTCATGCCTCCACCCTGGCATCAACAGCCAGTAACAGGGCGATGACCAGGGGCGATCACATGGCGCTGACCATCAGGGTGTACGAGGCGAACCGGGCAGGCATCATCCGTGTGTTACGGCCGACTACCGAAGTCGTGCCGGTGGAGGTGCCCGAGCGGCGCGCCGCATTCCCCGACTGCGCGTGCCCCCGCTGCCGCCCCGCCGGTACTGATGCCGCGTACCGCACCTACCTGAACCACACGCATCTGTGCGCCACCTGCCGCGCCGGGGTCTCCTGCCCCACCGCCGCCCGCCTCGGCCGCGCGTGGAGGGACACCCGATGAGCTACGTGCGGCGCCGGACCCAGCAGGATTCCGTGCTCGACAACCTCGTCTGGCTGCAACAGACCCGGTCCGACCGCCTCGGCCTGGACGAACCCCCCGAGCGCCCGCCCACCACGGGGCGGGTAAAGCACCACCCTGGTAACGACGATGGGAGTGCACCATGCAATGTGGACGATGCGGCGGCGCCGCACAGCAGGGGCCCGACGGATCCTGGCTCTGCCCCCAGTGCGGGCCGTGCGGGGTCACGCCGGCCCAGACGTGGGTAGGGTCCGAGGATGACCCCCAGCACTGACCCCGCCCCCACTCCGGAGATCACACAGACGGGCTGCGCGCGGTGCGGCACCGAGGTGTATGGCCTCGCTGGTAGGTATGCCTGCTCCGGTTGCGGGTGGGTGAACCACCACTCGGAGGGGCATGGCGAACTGCCGGCCCCGGAGGACGACCCGGATCACGGGCGCCGGTAGGTACAGCGCGAAGGGGCCCCGGTCGCAGTGCAGCGGCCGGGGCTCTGCTACTCCCGCACGAGATCGGCGAGCGGTACACCGATGGCGTCGGCGATGCGGATCAGGGAATCGAGCAGGGGGCTGCTGTGGCCCTGCTCGATGCGGTTGTAAGACGCCAGGTCCATGCCGGCACGCAGGCCGACGGCCTCTTGGGTGAGGCGGGCCTTGAGGCGGGCGGCGCGGATGTTGTCGCCGATGGCCCGGCGTCTCGCGAGGACGCGTTCGGGCGGCATGGGCTGGCGGTGCACCTGTCCACGCTCGCCGGGTCATGATCATCTGTCTTTAGGGTTGACCCTAAATCGATTGATCAAGCATGCTTCACCCGGGAACGGAACACCCCGCTCCCCTTAGCGGCCCTCCGCTGTACGCCCCCCAGGCTGCACGAAGGGCAAGCGCCCCCCGCCCACCCGGCGGGGGGCGCGCTCACTTCCACTCGATACGGAGCGACTCCGGATCCCAGTACCCGCCACCGGGCTGCCTCCCCGTGCGCGCCGGCAGGATCGTCACCGTCACGAGGTACGCCACCGCCGCCCGACGCCGCGATAGATCCATGCCGTTCCACACCGCGTCCGGATCGTCGGCCCCGACGAGCGCCGCCACCGGGTTGACCGTGACCGCCCGCGCCATCAGCTGCTCCGCCGCCGCCATGCGCGCACGGGCAGTCTCGGCCGCCACCTGGTACGAGCGCATGTCCATGGCTCCGGAGCCAAGCGCGGACGCCAGTTCATCGAGCGTAGCCCGCGCCTCCCGCATGTCCCGCTGAGCGCCCCGCACATCGACCGGGTCCTCACGCCGGGCGAGCAGATCGGCCGCGTCTGGCCGCGCAAGCCGGTCAAGGATCGCCAGCTGCACCGCGTCGTCAACGAGGTCCCGCCGCCGCGACAAATGCTTCTGGGACCGGCACGTGTACGCACCCCAGTACCGCGTGTCCGCCCCCGGGTTCCGACTGTTCGATGTCGCCGCGCGCATCGTCGTCCCGTCGGCATGGACGCCGCAGAGGTACAGCCCAGAGCCCAGATACTTCCGCTCGTTGCCGGGGGTGATCCGCCGCGCGGGGTCGGTGAGGATCGCGCACACGCTGCGCCAGGTCGCCTCGTCCAGCGGTGCCGGCCACAGCCCGGCGCCGACCTCTTCCCCACGGTGCTGGACGATGCCCGCGTTGCGGGGGCGCAGCAGCATTCTGCGGAGCTCCGGGCCCTCCCATGGGCCGCCGGTGCTGGTTTTGATTTCCCGGGCCGTCCAGCCCGCTGCGAGGGACCGCAGTGAAGCACCGGCCAAGATGGACTGAGCGGCCTCTCGGATGCACTCGAACTCGAACTTGATGGGTGTCATCCCGTCGACCTCCCACCCGAAAGGACGGCGCCCGCCGAAGTGCTTCCCAGCTGCGGCCATCTCGTCGCGCTTCCGTCGCTGCCGTTCCACCATCCGCTCGACCTCGTACCGCGCCTGGACGCCGAGCTGCCGGGCAATCATGCGACCGGTGGCGGTGGTGAGGTCGAGGTTCCCGGCTTTCACGGTTCGCGTCTCGATGCGTAGGGGTTCGCACGTATCGATGTACTCCTCCAGCTCTGCCGGAGAGCGGTGCAGCCTGTCCGTGTGCCAGGCCAGGACGGTGCCTGCGCGCCCGTCTCGCAGGTCTTGGAGCATCTGGCGGTAACCGGGGCGCGGCTTCCCGCTGTAGGCGCTCAGATCGTTGTCCTCGTACACCTGGAAAACTTGCAGGCCGAGCGACACGGCGAGCGCCTCGCAGTCCTCGCGCTGCCGGGCCACACCGAGCCCGGCCCCTTCGCGGTCGCGGCTGATGCGGCAGTAGATGACGGCTCGCTGATTTGCGCCTGCTGCTGCGTCGATGGCGCTGCGGAGAATCGGGCTCATGGCCCTAGCCTGGCACTTTAGGTAGGTCTTTGGGTGGGGTTCGCTAG